GTCCTGTATCAGATCGAGGTGGTCAGATGAGCGCAACACCAACACAGGCCCGCGACGAGATCGTCGCGCTGTTCAAAGCAGCCTGGGACGCCGATGAAGATAGCTGCGACGTGCCGGTGATATGGACGGGCGTGAGGGGCGAAATTCCAGACAGCGGCTCGTGGGTACGCGTGACAGTAAATTTTGACGACGAAGGTCCGGCATCGATCAGCAAGGTGCACTTCAAGACGACCGGCACGGTCATCATCCAGATCTTCACGCCGCACGATGACGGTAATGTGCAGGCAGACATCCTGCAGCACATTGCGAAGAAAGCATTCCGTGGGAAGACCACGTCCCCCGGAGCAGTGTGGTTCAGGCGAGTTCGCCCAACCGCAGTAGGCCAGGACGGCCAGTGGTTTCAAACCAACGTGCTCGCCGACTTCGAGTACGAAGAAATTGACTAAGGGAGTGACGACATGGCCGCAAAGACCAAACTCGACAGCAACGCCACTGAGCTGCGTTTCTGCGAGGAGATTTCCTACAAGACGTTGAATGGCGATGCCAACGACATCTGGTACCAGTTGGAGCCCAACTCGTACAACGATTTTGGTGGTGAGATCTCGACGACGCCGCGGCGCCCACTGGATTCGGGCCGCCAGCAGAAGAAGGGCGTCACGACGGACCTCGATGCCAACGGTGGGTTCGAGACGGACCTGACGCAGACCAACCTGCAGAACCTGCTGCAGGGCTACTTCGTGGCGGACCTGCGACGGAAGGGCGAGGAAACCCCGACCGCTGTCACCGGCACCACGGACCTGTTCAGTGTTGCATCCACGACCGGCTTCCAAGTCGGCGATCTCGTGTTTGCTGCTGACTTTGATGATGCTGCCAACAACGGGCTGCACGTCGTGACGGCCATCGTTGCCGACACAACGATTGAGTGTCTCGGTTCGAGTCTCGTCACCGACGGTTCCCCTAGCGGCACCCTCGTCGTCGTTGGGCATCAGTTCGCCGCGGATGACCTGAACGTCGTCGTGTCCGGCGACAGGCCGGTCATTACGTCGGACGCTTCGTTCGACTTCTCGACGCTCGGTCTGATTCCTGGCGAGCCGGTATTCCTCGGCGGCGACACCACGGCCACCAAGTTTGTCAACGCGGAAAACAGCGGGTTCGCTCGTGTCTTCGCGGCCGAAGCCACTGGCCTCACGCTCGACAAGACGGAACAGGCAATGGTGGCTGAGTCGTTGGCCCTCGGCGAAACCGTCCAGATCTTCTTCGGCCGCGTGCTGAAGAACGAGAGTGACAGTTCGTTGCAGGTGCGTCGCACGTACCAGCTGGAGCGCAAGCTGGGCGCGCCGGATGACTCCCAGCCCACGCAGGAGCAGGCCGAATACATCGTCGGCGCTATGCCATCCGAGTTCGAGATGAACATGGCGACCGCCGACAAAATCGTCTGCAACCTGGGCTTCGTTGGTGCGGACAATGAAACCATCGACGGCCCGACCACTCTGAAAGCGGGAACCCGTCCGGCTCTGGTGGAGGCTGACGCCTTCAACACCAGCTCCGACATTCCTCGCATCAACCTGTCGGTCTACAGCTCCACGAACTCGGCGCCGACTCCGCTGTTTGCCTACGTCGGTGACATGTCCCTGACGCTGAACAACAACGTGACGCCGAACAAGGCCATCGGCACGCTCGGTGCGTTCGAGATCACGCTCGGCCTGTTCGAGGTCGGCGGAGAAATGAACGCCTACTTCCAGAACGTGGCCGGCATCGATGCGGTGCGCAACAACAGCAACGTGACGCTGGACGTGCATATGGTCAAGAACAACGCCGGCATCTCGATCGACATGCCCCTGATCACTCTTGGCAACGCTCGGCCGGAAGTGGCGCAGGATGAGTCGATCATGTTGCCGCTTTCCATCCAGGCGGCTTCCGGGTCGGCTATCGACGCGTCGATGAATCACACCATGCTGATGGTGTTCTGGGACTACCTTCCAACGGCTGCAGAATAAAGGGAGACAAGGGTGAGCTACAAGAAGAAGATCAACGATGCTGCCAACAAGGTCTACGGACCCTATCTCGATCAGGAGATTGTCAAGCAGCGTAGGGCTGCGGATCTCGCTCGGGATCGGTCCAGCGGACGAACTCTGTCTCGTGAAGAGAGACAGGCACTCAAGGACGCAGAAGGACGGGCAGGTGCCCGTCGAAGGAGATCGTAATGGCATCCCCGAAGCAAGAAGAATCCGCCCTCCAGCGGAGGGCCGTGAAGTTGATTCAGGCCCAGAAGAACGGCCGGCAGCTCACGAGGGAAGAAAAGCAGTTTGTCAGCGATTCGTACAACCGTGCGGTTAACCGGAGCATGCGAGGTCGGCAATGAGCACACCGGGACGCAGGCGCGCACTGAAGGCGCTCGCATCGCGCAAGCGCATCAATCAGGAACGGGTCAACCAGGGGAAGGCCCCACTGGTAACCGACCCGAAGACGGGCAAGCTGAAGAAATCATCGGCCGCTGCCCTGGGTATCAAGAAGAGGAGCAAGTAGCATGAGCATGTACGAGCAGTTCAAAACAGACCAGAACGCTGAGCGTGATGGCATCTGGATTGACTATCAAAGTTTCCGCGTCCGCATCGCGTACGCCGGTGGGTCCAACAAGCAGTTCCAGAAGGCCATGGAACGCGTGGCGCGCCCATACCGGCGAGCAATCGCTACCGAAAGCCTGTCGCCTGAGGTCAGCGAAATGCTGCTCCGCAAGGTCTACGCCAGTGCTGTGATCAAGGGATGGGAAACCATGGTCGACGGGGAATTCAAGCCCGGCATTGAGCAGGAAAAGAGCACGGTGCTGATGAAGGCAACCCCCGAGCACATCGAGAAGACTCTGGCAGAACTGCCGTCACTGTTCGAGGACCTGAAGAGCCAAGCCGGCTCCTGGGCACTGTTCAAGGCCGCCCTGCGAGAAGAGGCCGCGGGAAACTGACCAGCGTCCTGCTCTACACCCTGAAGATGGGCGAGCACGAGCAGAAGATCATTCAACAAGCTCTTCGGCTCCGCCGCCCTCTTCCGGATGAGATCAAGGACGCTCCGGAACTGCAGTTCGGCCTCGAAATCTACTGGGACGCCTTCTGGGACCTCAGTACATGTAGACCAAGCTCATTCAGCGTAGGAGCAATTCCGTGGTCCTCCATTCGAGACTACGGGCAGACGTTTGAGTTCGATGAGTCCCAGATGGAAACTCTGTTCTACGTGATCCGCCTGATGGACAACGAGTTCGTCAAGTTTCACACGCCGAAGAAGGGCAAGTGATGGCAACCTCTCGCAGCATGAACGAGCTGGCGCGGCGCTTCGCAATCATTGCGAAGGCTGTTGAGGTGAACTCGCTGAAGACGGTTCAGCGCGCTGCAATTTCGGCGGATCAGGTGCTGGTCATCAAGACGCCCGTGGACACCGGCCGAGCCAGGTCCAACTGGATCGTCTCCATTGGGCAGCCCAGTGGTACATCGAAGCCGACGCCGGTGGATCCCGGCACCGGTGCCAACGAGGCGCTGGAACAGGGGCGCGGCGAGATCGGCGGCTACAAGCTCGGGCGCGGTGGCATCTTCATCACGAACAACGTGGTGTATATCGTTCGATTGGACAATGGCTACAGTGCCAAGGCTCCTGCCGGCATGACCGCCGCCGCTCTGAGTGCGGCGCGGCGCCAGTTCAGTGAGTCAAGACTTCTGCGAGGTGTGTGATGGCGACAGAAAATCTCATTCTGAAGATCGACGAGAAGGGCGCGCTGGTCGTCTCGCGCAACGTAGCCAACATCGGCAAAGCGGCGAAAGGCACCACAGGGGCTCTACAGCTCCTCAAGGGCGCACTGGGTGCCTTCGCCGCACTCGGCTTCATCAAGACGCTCGGCAGCATCGCTGACGGCTATACCAACATCCAGAACCGGCTGCGGATCGTAACCGACGGCACCGAAGAGTTGAGCTTCGTGACCGAGGAACTTTTCCAGATCGCCAGGCGAACCCGTGCCGATTTTGGTGCCACGTCCGCCGTGTACCAGAAGGTGGCGATCTCCGCCGAGCAGCTGGGCATCTCCCAAAAGGAAACGCTGCAGTTTACGGAGAGCCTGAACCAGGCGGTTGTGCTGTCCGGTGCGGACGCCCAGACTGCGGCGGCCGGTCTGCGGCAGCTGGCTCAGGGTATCGGCTCCGGAGCGCTGCGCGGCGACGAGCTTATC